AAAAGAAGTTGAAGACTTCAAAGGCCAGTTCTGGGGCTCAACTTTTTATGTCCGACGAGGCAAAAGAAAAGATGCGCAATCGCCCCTTCGGAGGCACGGAAATAGAAAATCTAATTAACAAGTCTATCACTAATAGGATGTTAGAAGGAAAAATGACTCCTGAAGAGAGTGGTAATTTAAACGCAGAAACTTTTATAGACATGATTGATCGAGCTTACGATCTTGATAAGCCAAGAGTTTCTAAAAAGAAGTATGGTGGAAAGGTCGCTAAAATGAAATATGGTGGCATGGTTGAGGGTTATGAGCACGGCGGAGAAGTCGGCGGCAGTTGCCGTGGCGGCGGCGCAGCTTTGCGCGGAACTAAATTCTCTGGAGTTAAGTAATGACTAAGATCGTTATCAACATTGATATGGAAGAGCTTAAAGGTGGCGTCAATCAAATGGTTGATGACGATCAAGTCGAAGAATTTTCTTGTCCTTTGGTGACTGAGGACGAGGAAGAAAACTCTGAAAACAAGCAATATGCTATTGATGAGTTTTCATATGGCCCTTCTTCTAAGAACTGGGAAAAGAAGCCTGAAAAGTGTGGTATTTGCAAGTATTATGACATTCGATCTGAAATGATAGGGTGCATTGAGGATGGCATGGGAGATGCCGAAGACTTGGGTTATTGTTCTAGGTTGGACTTTGTTTGCAGTTACGAAATGGTTTGTAATGCTTATGCGTCTGGCGGTCCTGTAACCGATTACGAAAACGAAGATAAATCACCGATTGATGGCGGATCTAAGGATATCTTCTAATGAGGTTGGAGCGGGATATTTTGAAGAGGCTACCTCCCGACTCTTTAATGAGCATGTTCTCAGTGGATTGCTCCAGACTGATTGAACTCTATTCTGCTCCAACACCTGAAAAGGAATAAAAATGGCTATTGAAAGAGATATGGGTGCTGGTGGAATAAATATGCTTCCAGACGTGTTGCCTGAAGAACAGGTAATGATTGAAGAGCTTCCTCAAGATCCCGGCATTTTTGAGTTTGACGATGGCTCTGCGATTGTAGGGGAATACGAAGAATCTTTAGAGCCTACAAACATTGAGTTTAACAGCAACTTGGCTGAATACATAGATGACGCAGATCTTTCTAGTATTGCGTCTGATTTAACTGGCGATATTGATGATGACTTTGCGGCGCGTCAGGACTGGGAAGACACATACAAGCGCGGATTAGAGTATCTTGGAATGCAGTACGAAGATCGTACTGAGCCTTTTGAGGGGTCTTCTGGCGTTGTGCATCCTTTGCTTGCAGAGAGTGTAACTCAGTTTCAGGCACAAGCGTATCGTGAGATGTTGCCTGCGAGTGGTCCTATTCGCGCTGAGGTTGTTGGCGCTAATAACGAAGATGTTATTAAGCAGGCAGAACGCGTCAAGGATTACATGAATTACATGGTTACTTACGAGATGGAAGAATACGATCCAGAGATGGATCAGATGCTTTTCTATCTTCCGGTAATTGGTTCTACTTTTAAGAAAATTTACTTTGATCCATTAAAGGGTCGTGCTGTTAGTAAGTTTGTACATGCTGAAGACTTGGTTGTTCCTTATGGAGCAACAGATTTGGCATCTACGCCTCGCATTACGCACGTTATCAAGATGGATTCGAATGAAGTTCGCAAACTTCAATTAGCTGGCTTTTACAGTGACATTGATTTGCCTTCTAGTTCCAACTCAGAAGATTCTTCTGAAGTTCAGCAAACCATTGACGATATTCAAGGCGTTCACCCTAGCAACTCGTCAACTGAGTTAACTTTGCATGAAGTACACACAGACTTGGACATAGATGGCTTTGCAGACATAGGCCCAGATGGTGAGGAAAGTGGTTTAAAGCTTCCCTACATCGTTACGATACTTGCTGATACTGGGGATGTTTTGTCCATTCGTCGCAACTACGATGAAATGGACCCGATGAAGCGCAGAAAGCCTTACTTCGTTCATTACAAGTTTTTGCCCGGTCTTGGCTTTTATGGGTTAGGTTTGACTCATATGATCGGTGGATTGGCTCAAGCCTCTACATCTATTTTGCGTCAACTTATTGATGCTGGTACGCTGTCTAACTTACCTGCTGGATTTAAAGCTCGTGGAGCGCGTATTCGTGACGAAGAAAATCCGATTCAACCGGGTGAGTTCCGAGACATCGACGTTGCTGGGACTGACATACGAACCTCTCTGATGCCCTTACCGTTTAAAGAGCCATCTGGTACTCTTTACAACCTTTTAGGCACTCTCGTGGACGCAGGGCGGCGCTTTGCTGCTATGGCGGACATGAAGATAGGTGAGATGGGCGGCGAAACGCCTGTTGGCACTACAATGGCTATTATGGAGCGTGGAACGAAGGTTATGTCCGCTATTCATAAGCGGATGCACTATTCTCAGAAGCTTGAGTTTAAACTTCTTGCAAAAGTTTTTTCTGAAACGATTCAGTCTTATCCATACATGCCTTCTAACGAGTATGGCCCAGAGGTTTTTGCAACTGACTTTGACAATAGAATAGATGTTCTTCCTGTTAGTGATCCGAACATCTTCTCTATGGCGCAACGTATTGCTTTGGCTCAAACGCAATTGCAGTTGGTGCAATCAAACCCACAAATACACGGTGGTCCGCAAGGTTTGTATCAAGCGTACAGGAATATGTACGAAGCTCTTGGCGTTAATAACATCGACGGTATATTACCTCCGCCGCCTCAACCGCAGCCTGCGAACGCTGCGAAAGAAAACCAAATGGCGATGAACGGCGCACCTCCACAGGCTTTCCCTGACCAAGATCACAAAGCTCATATGGAAACTCACCTGTCTATTATGTCTACACCTACTGTGCAGATGAACCCACAGGTTATGAGCATTTTGCAGGGCCATATTCAAGAGCACATTGGGCTTCTTGCCGAACAGCAAGCGTCTCAAATGGTTATGGAGCAAGCTGGACCTGAAGTTCAACAGAATCCAGAAGCCATGCAGATGTTGAAGCCAGCTATAGATCGTCAAGCGGCTATTCTTATTGCTGAACTCACTGAGCAATATGCGCAGACAGTTGAGCCTATATCTGAAGGTACAGACCCGCTCGTGGATATTAGGAATCAAGAACTTCAATTGAAGGCTGCTGATTTGCAACGCAAGTCAGATGAGTTTCAAGCGAAGCAACAACTTAATCGTGAGCAAGAAGCAGCAGATATGCTGTTGGCTCAGGAGCGTCTGAATTTGCAAAGAGATGCACTAGAGGACAAAACTCGTGTTGCCGAGGATCGTGTGCAAACGCAACGAGATATTGCAGCACTTAATAACGACACAAAGCAAAGGGGGATGAACAATGTCCAGTAGTGTTCGTGAAAAGATGGCTCAGGTTAATAAAGATAAACTTAAAGTTATGCGTGCCGCAGAAACAGTTACGGAAAAAGTGAGGGCTCGAAATGACAAAGGGAACTTCGTCCCAGACGATCCAAGCACGCCGGAAAATGAGGCTTGGGTCGAAAAACCTAAAGTCACAAAAAAACCTGCCGCAAAGAAAAAAACAGCCTCAAAAAAGTCTAAGTAGGTTTAGCTCAATATCAAGACCCCAGAAATTCATGGGTGTTTTTTAAAATATTGGGATATGTACTTGTGTTTCCCGCTAGATCTTATAAAGTTCTAGTGGGAGAATATCATGGACTCACTGCATTTAGCTGATTATCTGTACAAAAAGCTGCGTCAAAAGCGTGAAGACTTAGAGGTAACTTTAAGTACTGGAAACGTGCAGGATTTTGCTGAGTACAGATACATAGTTGGACAAGTAAAGGGTCTCACCTTTATGGAGGATGAGATCAGAACCTCAATGAAAAACATAGAGTATTCAGATGACTAAAAAACTTTTCGTTCCTGAGCACGTTGCCAGAAAAATGAACAATCCCAAAGGCATGGAAGATATACCCAAGCCCTTGGAGACTGCTTTTGGCAAGCCAAAAGAGCAGAGTAAAAATGAAGACGATCCATCACAAATTGGTGCGTCTGTTATTGAGAGGCTTCCGCAGCCTACTGGCTATAGGATGTTGATCATTCCATTCTATCCAAGCGAGAAAACCAAAGGTGGGCTTTATGTTCCTGACGCGGTTCGCGATAGAGAAGCATTTGCGACTGTAGCCGCTTATGTCGTTAAGCTAGGTCCAGACGCATACCAAGACTCCCAAAAGTTCCCAACAGGACCGTGGTGTTCTGAAAAAGATTGGGTTCTTATAGGACGATATGCTGGAAATCGCTTTAAAGTGGAAGGTCTTGAGGTTCGTGTGATAAATGACGATAATATTATTGCAACGATCCTTGACCCCAAAGACATTTCTTATGTATAAAGATCACAGAAGGAAGAAATCTTATGCAAGCTGAAGATCAAGAAGATTTTGAAAATGCTACCTCTGTTGAGGTAGATGATGACGATAGTTACGTTGCTTCAGCAAGTGACGATAATGATTCCGACGATGAATCAACCCGAACAAATGTTCGAGATGACGATGATGACGACTCTGAACTAGGTAGTTACAGCAAAAAAGTAGATAAGCGTATTAGGAAGCTTACTGCCGCTAGACGCCAAGCTGAAGAAGAGGCCGCGGCGGCAGTTCAGTATATTCAACAAGTCCAAGCACAAAACGAGCAATACAAGCAGCGTTTATCAAGCTTGGATAAGGGGTATATGAGTGAATACGAGGGCCGTATAACCACTCAAGAAGCTCAGGCAAAGCGTGCTATGGCTGAAGCCTATGAGGCTGGAGAGTACGAAAAAGTTGCCGAGGCTCAATCTGCAATTGCTCAAATCGCAATTGAAAAAGAGCGTTTGCGGATGCAGAAGCAGCGTTCTGCGCAACAGCAACAGCAATCTCAACAACAGGCTCAGGCTCCACAACAGCCACAACAGCGCCGAGCTCCGGCCCGAGATTTAAAATTAGAATCTTGGATGGCGAAAAACACTTGGTTTGGTCCTAACGGTGACAAAGTTATGACTGGTGCGGCTAGAGCAATTCACAATACATTAGTTGCGGAAGAGGGTTTCGATCCCACCAGTGACGAGTATTATGCAGAGATCGACAGGCGTATGCGTCGAGAAATGCCAAACAAGTTTCAGGCTGACAAAAAGAACGTCCAAGTTGTCACACCTGCGGGTAGCGGAAATCGCAGCCTTAAATCTGGACGGAAAAAGCAAGTAGAACTTAATGCGGGTCAAGTCGCTTTAGCACAGAAGTTAAACATACCTCTGGACAAATATGCTGCTGAAGTTGCCAAAATCGCAAATCGGAGAAATTAATATGACTGATAGATCGTCACGCGAGTCAAAATCGCGGGAGCTCGAAGAGCGCAAAGTATGGCGTCCCGGTTCAGCATTAGATGCTCCAGAGGCTCCGCTTGGATACAAACATCGTTGGATTCGTGAATCTGTGATGGAATTTGATGACAAGACAAACGTCCATAAACGGCGGCAAGAGGGATATGAACTCGTTCGTGCAGAGGAATATCCAGAGTGGTTTGGACCAGTAGTAGATGAGGGACGCAACGCAGGCATCATTGGTGTTGGCGGTTTAGTATTGGCGCGTATCCCCAACGAAATGGCAGACCAGAGGAATCATCACTATCAAGGTGTTACCAATAACCAAATGGAAGCCGTTGACCGTGACTGGATGCGCGAAAATAACCCGGCGATGCCTAAACTGGCAGCGCAACGCAAATCATCCGTGAGCTTTGGTTCTCGGAGTAAAACTGAAGGATAAGTAAAATGGCGAATCAAGACGCCCCTTTCGGCCTTCGCCCTGTCCGCACGAGCACTAGCTCTCAGCGGCAAAATCGGTATCGTATTGCTTCAGCATATGGCACAGGTATTTTCCAAGGCGACCTAGTAACGGTTGCTACAGATGGAACAATCACTCGTGCGGCTGCTGGCGGTACTGCTCTGATTTTGGGTGTATTTAACGGCTGCTCATATGTAGATCCGAATGGCAATATAGTTTACTCAAACTATTGGCCTGCTGGCGCAACTGGGACTGACATTTTTGCAAATGTTATTGATGACCCAGCCGCAACTTTCGAAATCCAAGCAGACGCTGCATTCCCTGTAGCTGACTTGTTTGGCAACTTCGATATTGTGGATGCAACAGCAGGTAGCACAGTAAGTGGCAATTCTCGCACTGAGATTGATGTTACAACTGGCGCTGTGACTGCAACATTGCCACTCAAAGCAATCGACATCTCTCAAGATCCTGAGAATAGCGATGTTTCCGCCGCGAACACTAATGTGATCGTAAAAATCAATAATCACCTGTTCAGTGCTGGCACTGCGGGTCTGGCATAAGGAGACTGAGTTATGGCTATTTCACGTTCACAACTGGTCAAAGAGCTAGAACCGGGCCTCAACGCTTTGTTCGGCATGGAGTATGATCGTTACGAAAACGAACATGCTGCGATCTACGAAACCGAGTCTTCAGACCGTGCGTTTGAAGAGGAGGTCATGCTCGTCGGATTTGGCAATGCACCTTCAAAAGCAGAAGGTTCTGGCGTTGAGTTTGACAATGCAAATGAAGCATACACTGCTCGTTACTCACACGAAACAGTTGCCCTCGCATTTGCACTTACTGAAGAAGCTGTTGAAGACAACTTGTATGACCGCCTTGGCGCTCGTTATACTCGTGCTTTGGCACGCTCTATGGCTCACACTAAGCAAGTTAAAGCTGCTGCAACGCTCAACAATGCGTTTGATGCAAACTTTACTGGTGGTGACGGTGTTGAACTTTGTTCAGCGGCACACCCTCTTGCTGGTGGCGGAACTTTCCGCAACGAGCCAGCAGTAGCGTCTGATCTAAACGAAACTTCTCTTGAGAATGCTCTCATTGATATTTCGACGTTCGTTGACGAGCGTAACATGATCATTGCTCTTCGCGGCATGAAGATGATTATTCCACCACAACTGCAATTTGTTGCAGATCGTTTGTTGGAATCAACTCTTCGCGTTGGAACTGCTGATAATGACATCAACGCAGTTCGCAACATGGGTATGCTTCCTGAAGGTTACACAGTTAACCATTTCTTGACCGACCCAGACGCGTGGTTCATTAAAACTGATGCTCCAAACGGCTTTAAGCATTTTGAACGCTCACCAATGCGTACAAACATGGAAGCTGATTTTGACACAGGCAACATGCGCTTTAAAGCTCGTGAGCGTTATAGCTTCGGCTATTCCGATCCACGCGCTGTATTTGGTTCGCCCGGAGCCTAATCCGTTTCGAACTTAATTTAAGGAAAGGGCTGCTTCGGTGGCCCTTTTCTTTTTCTAAAACATCTGTATCATGTAAATATCCCTGACAGTCGCATGGTGCGGCTGACTTTAGCCACGACAGGAGATTCAAATGGCTCTATCAACTTTTTCAGGACCCGTTCGTTCCAACAACGGTTTCCAAATCCCCGTAGTTACAACTGCTAACTTGCCAGCATTTGGCGATGTTGCGGTTGGCACAGCGTATATCGTTAGCGATAATGGCGCAGGCAACAATGAATATTGCATTGTTATCAACACAGGCGCGGCTTGGGTTACTGCTGTTGGCGCTGCACTATCTTAATAGGAGGCTAACATGGCAGGACCAGTAAAGGCTTATGCTTGGCCTCAAGGCACAACAGCCGCTGTTGTTGGGCCTCAACGCTCTCGCATTCGACAAGTTGTAATGTACGCGGAAACCGCTGGCAGTTTTACAATAAAAAATGGCTCTAATTCAGGAGAGACGTTAATTGAACAGCCGTTTCCTGTGGGAATGCACGTTTTAAACATTCCTGACGATGGAGTTTTGGCGACGAGTGGAGCATATGTAAGTGCTTTTACTGGTGCCAATAACGATCTGACAATCTTTTTGTCATAAGGAGTCAAAATGGCTGGAAATGAAGTTAAAGCGGTTCACAGACACGATACTGGGTCGTTCGCTTCAGGTCGTGGTCGTTTAATGGGCTTTATTATAAATCACGACACAGGCGCGACAGAACAAGCCATTGTATATGACAATGCTTCTGCCGCGTCTGGAAATATTGTTTTGGAACTAGATGAATCTGGCAAAGGTGTTTTTGGAATGGAAATTCCGGGTGATGGGATAATTTTTGAGAACGGCCTTTGGGGTGTAGTACCATCTAATGTAACGCTAACTTTGTTTTTGCAGAGATAAAAATGCCTCGTAAAAAAGAGACACCTATTCGCAAGACAACTGGTAAGGGCGGCAACTACCGCAAAACCAAGTCTGGCGCGGGTATGACCAAAAAAGGTGTGGAAGCCTACAAAAAAGCTAATCCCGGTTCAAAATTAAAAACTGCTGTGACTGGTAAGGTCAAAAAGGGAAGCGCAGCCGCAAAACGACGCAAGTCATATTGCGCACGTTCCGCTGGTCAAATGAAGAAGTTTCCAAAGGCGGCAAAAGACCCTAACTCACGCCTAAGACAAGCGAGAAAGCGGTGGAAATGTTGATGGCAGATAAAAGTGTTCACGACTTAGAGTTGGAATTAGTAAAATTTCAAACTCAACAAGATCATTTGGTAAATAGCGTCGATAGGTTGAAAGACGATATGAAAGAGGTAAAAGTTACCTTGTTTCAAGCAAAGTGGATGATCGTTGGTGCACTTTTAGTCGCGAGCTTTATGAACAGCGATATGCTTATAGAAGCTCTGTTGGGGCTTTCTAAGTAATGGCGATTGGTCGTTCTCAAATGTCCCAACAGGTGACTAAGCCGCCTATGAAGAAAAAGGTGAAGAAAAATGCCAAAAGACGCATGTTACAAAAAAGTAAAAGCAAGGTACAAAGTATTCCCAAGCGCATACGCAAGCGGCGCAATCGCAAAGTGTCGTAAGGTTGGCGCAAAAAACTGGGGTAACAGTAAGGAAAAGCCAGTTAAAAAGGCTATGGGCGGAGAGATTATGCCTTCAAATGAGTATAGAAAACGTCCAGTTCGCCGTATGTTAGGAGGCGGAGAGGCTATTGCAAATGGATGCGGGAGTGTAATGACTGATCGTCGTAAAGTTACAAAGTTGGGATAATGGCTGTTCGTAAAACAAAAAAAGGTGCTGCACTCAAGCGTTGGTTCAAAGAAGACTGGAAAGACGTAAGTACTGGAAAGCCATGTGGTCGTAAAAAGGGTGAAAAAAGAAGCACTCCTTACTGCCGACCAAGCAAGCGAGTAAGCTCTAAAACACCTAAAACAGCTTCGGAGATGACATCTGCTGAAAAGCGTAGTAGAGTATCTCAGAAGAAGCGTCTTGGACAACCCGCAGGAAAGCCAAAGCGTGTTGAGCCGCTTAGAAGGAAAAAGACATGACTGTATCTGGCTCCGCAGATTTTGAACTTGACGTAGCGGAATACGTTGAAGAGGCATTCGAGCGGTGTGGCTTGGAAGCCCGAACTGGCTATGACTTAAAGACAGCAAAGCGGTCGTTAAACATAATGTTTGCGGATTGGGCCAACAGGGGCCTAAATCAATGGACTATTAAGGAAAGAACTTTGACAGTTGTGGAGGGTCAGAGAGTTTATCCATTGGCCGCAGATATAATAGATGTTTTAGCTGTTGTTGTGCGTCGTGGAACTACAGACTACACGATAGACAGAGTTAGCCGAGATCAATACCTATCTATTCCTACAAAAGAATCTACTGGTCGTGTAACTCAGTTTTTCTTAAATAGACAAATTATCCCAGATCTTCAGGTCTGGCCTGTTCCTGACAACGCTACAGATGTTTTGGTTTACAACTGCCTTACTCGCATAGATGACGCAGATACGATGACAAATACTGTAGACGTTCCGTTTAGATTTTATCCATGTTTGTCGGCAGGTTTAGCTTACTACATTTCTTTAAAAAGGGCTCCTGAGCGCGTTCAAATGCTCAAGGCGGTTTACGAAGAAGAAATGAGGCGCGCTATAGATGAAGACAGAGACAGGGCTTCTTTCCAAATTTCTCCTAGCTTGAGGAATTACAGAATTGTCTAAGTTTGCAACAGGAAAGTGGGCTTATGGTATATCTGACCGATCTGGCTTCAGGTATCGACTAAGAGATATGCGCCGTGAGTGGAATGGTCTTCTTGTGGGTAAGGATGAGTGGGAGGCCAAGCAACCACAGCTTGAGCCTATTCGCGCAACCCCTGACCCCCAAGCATTAAGAAATCCGCGCCCTGAACAAAACGTAGCTCAAAAAAACAATATTCAATGGGGATGGAATCCTGTAGGGTTGGCGTATGATGGTGGGTTAACTCCTAATAACCTAATCGCTCAAGGGGCCGTTGGAACAGTAACGGTGGTGACAACATGAGTTTTACATATGCGCAGCTAAAGCAGGCTATTCAGGATTACACTGAAAATGACGAAACTTCCTTCGTCACGAACTTGCCTTTGTTTATTCGGCAGGCAGAGGAGCGCATCCTAAAGAACGTGCAACTTAGCTTGTTTCGTAAAAATTCAACGGCTTCTACTACAGCCGATAACCCTTACTTGGCGGTCCCGTCAGACTTTCTTGCTCCGTTTTCTTTGAGTCTACGCGGACCAGATCAAGACAGGTTTTTTGTTGAGTTTAAAGACCCTAGCTTCTTGCAAAGCTACACCCCTGACAACACGACAACGGGCGCTCCTCGTTATTACGGGGTTTTTGATGTGGATAATTTTTTGTTGGCTCCGACTCCAAATGCTCCTGCGGTTGGGCAAAACTATACCGCAGAGCTTCATTATTTCTATCGGCCTCTAAGTCTGACTGCGGGTGCAGAAAATGGCACAACCTGGCTCAGTGAAAACGCTGAAATGGCAATGCTGTATGGCTCTTTGATTGAGGCTTACATCTACATGAAGGGCGAGCAGGACGTTATGGGTATGTACGCTGGTCGATTCCAAGAAGCCTTGGTTGGCGTCAAAATGTTGGGCGAAGCCAAAGAGACCACTGACGAGTACCGCACTGGTAAAGTTATAAGGGCGAAGCAATAATGTTTAAGGTAGATGTAAGTGTTCCACAAAACGACTCTATCGTAGGCGTTCGCACTACAGAGAATCGTGGATTTTCACCAGAAGAACTTGCGGAACAGTGTGTTCAGAAGGTGATTTCGGTTTCCGACAGTGCCCATCCGGGTATACGGGACCAAGCCCGTGCTTTTTCAAAGCACATTGAAACGCTTGTTGCATATTATATGCGTCAAGCTATTAGCAGTGACCGCACAACTGTGTATAATGCACTTAAAGACGCGGGACACCCCGACTTGGCTGAACTCATAAGGAGACTGTAACATGGCTTTCAGCGGCAACTACATGTGTACTTCCTTCAAGCAGGAATTGCTGACAGGAAGTCATAACTTTACAAACTCAACAGGTGATACGTTCAAATTAGCGTTGTATACAAACTCTGCAACATTTGATGCGTCTACCACGGACTACACTGCAACAAACGAAGTAGCGAACTCTGGTTCGTATGCAGCGGGTGGTGGCACATTGACGAATGTCACACCGACAACTTCTGGTACAACTGCGTTGACAGACTTTGCGGACTTGACGTTTACGTCAGCGACAATCACTGCGCGTGGGGCGTTGATTTACAACACCACTACGGGCGCGGGTTCTGGAACTACAGATTCAGTCGTTGTACTGGACTTTGGTTCTGACAAATCGTCTACAGCGGGCGATTTCCAGATTGTATTCCCAACGGCTGACGCGACTAACGCACTTATCCGTATCGCGTAAGAGTTATGGCGGATGTCGTTGTACCCTTAACAGGTTGGGGTTTCGGCTCTTGGGGTATCTCTGCGTGGGGCGAGAGCCCTTCTTTGCCTACTGCAACTGGATCGGTAGGCTCTGCAACTGTTACGGCAGGAGCCGTGGTTCTTGTTGCTGGAGTATCTACAACTGGATCGGTAGGTTCCGTTACAGTTACGGGTGATGGATTAGTTACTCCTGTTGGAGTTCTTGGTTCAACGTCCGTTGGCGTTGTTTCGGTACAGACAGAACAAGTTGTTCCTGTTACGGGGCTCGAAGCGACAGGATCGGTTGACTCTGTAACGGTTGTCGAAGGCACGGGAATTACGGTTACAGTTACGGCGTCGTTGCTTGGCACGGCGTCGGTTAACGGCGTTACGGTTGTTATCAACGCCTATGCTCCGGCCACAGGTCTTGAGGCTTCAGGAAATGTTGGCAGTGTCACTATTATCGAAGGCACGGGCGTAGATGTAAATGCTGTAGGAGTTGAAGCGGTTGGTGGGGTGACAGCCCCGACTGTAATTGGTGATGCTCCTAATGTTGAGGTTACGGGGGTCGCCGCAACAGGGCTTGTTAATCCTGTTGATCTTCGCACGTTCCAGAGAGTTCCTGTGAACAACATTGACATGATTGCCACGGCTTTGGTTGGTTTTGTAGAAGCGAAGCTAAGTGTAAGAATTTCTGTTACAGGGCTTTCTTCTAGCGCCCAAGTTGGTTCTGTGCTAGTTTACGATCAAATAATCCCTGAACCGGGGACGAGTTGGACAGGCGTAGCCCCTTCACCGGGCAGCACTTGGACAGAAGAAGAGCCAGTTTCTGGTGTAACATGGACTGAAATAGCAGCGTAAAGGTAAAGAGACATGGCTACCTATACAGTAAACGGCGGGTTAAAGAAAATCGCCACGGGGGATGAATCCGGTACATGGGGTGCATCCACTAACACGAACTTTGACATCATCGACCGTTTAACTAATGGGGTTGTCGATATAACTCTCACGGGTGCAACGGAGACTGTTACAACCACCGACGGCTCCATTTCCGACGGCATGAGCAAAGTACTTGTTTTTGGCGGCACACCGGGAGTTGCTGTTACGGTGACGATTGCTCCCAGCGATGCTCAAAAAGTTTACTTTATTAAGAACAACTGTGGCAGCACAATCACAATCACGCAGGGGTCGGGTGCTTCTGTAGACATTTTGGACGGAAGTTCTTCTATCGTTTACTGTGACGGTGCTGGCGCGGGTGCCGCGGTTGTTGAGATTACAGCGGGTTCGAGTGCGACCAATACTTTTGATGTAACTTCTTTCACGGCCACATCTGCACAAACAACCTTTAGCGTGACCTATACTGTTGGGAATATTCAAGTCTATCAAAACGGTGTCCTTTTAAAAGACACCACAGACTATACGGCTACGAATGGCACGTCTGTTGTTTTGGCGGCTGGGGCTACAACTGGCGACAGTGTTGACGTTATTTCATACGCTACTTTTGAGGTGACGAGTGCTTATACTAAAGCACAGTCGGATGCTCGATATGCGCAGTCTGCGAACAATCTTTCAGATTTGACAAGCGCAGCGACTGCTCTGACTAATTTGGGTGTGTCGGCAACAGCCGCAGAGTTGAATATTCTGGACGGTGCAACACTAACAACAACAGAGTTAAACTACGTTGACGGCGTTACCTCTGCTATCCAAACGCAGCTTGATGCCAAGATGACGCCGACTTACACTGGCGACGTTGACATTACTGGGGAACTTATAGCCGACAGCTACAACGAAACTTACGCTGCTGTCACATCGACTAGCAACGCCACAACGGTCAACTGTGAGAACGCCAACAGCTTCAGCCACACGCTGACAGAGAACACCACGTTCACCTTCAGCAACCCACCTGCAAGCGGTACGTCCTACACGTTCTCCATCGAGATCATCCAAGATGCTTCAGCTTCTGGCTTCACAGTCACATGGCCCTCAAGTGTTGACTGGCCAGCGGCTACTGCTCCAACCCTGACAGCCACTGCTAGTGCGAAGGATGTCTTCGTGTTCACAACCCGTGACGGTGGGACTAACTGGTACGGCTTCACTGCGGGTCAAGCATTAGCATAAGGAGCTACAATAATGGCTACTAAGAAAAAAATGCTACAGGCTGCGGCTGGTAATGCTGGTGGTGCTGGCCTGAACGTAGAAGATGTGTTCAGCACTTATTTGTATACTGGCAACGACTCCACGCAGACGATCACAAACGGGATTGATCTTGATGGTGAAGGTGGTTTGGTTTGGATTAAAGGCAGAAGTTCAGCAAAAAACAATGCTCTCTATGATACAGAAAGAGGCGTAAACCAGTATCTTTACAGCAACAGCACACTAGCCTCAACTAGCGGAACCAATATGGTTACTGCTTTTAATTCTGATGGTTTTTCAATTGGCAGCAATGCGCTAGTAAATGAAGGGCCGATTACCTACGCCTCTTGGACATTCCGCAAAGCCCCTAAGTTCTTTGATGTGGTGACTTATACTGGGGATGGCACGGCCCGTACCATCAGTCACAATCTGGGGTCAGTGCCGGGTTGTATTATTATCAAGAACCGAACTACTGCCAATAGGGATTGGGCTGTGTACCACAGGGGCGCTAACGCCTCTTCCCCAGAGGACTACCCCTTAACTCTAAACACTACTGACCAAGCCTATAACAACGATTGGTTTAATGACACAGCGCCTACGTCTTCTGTTTTTAGCGTGAAGACCAATAGCCGAGTAAACACTAACGGAGACAACTACGTCGCCTACCTCTTCGCCCACAACAATGGTGACGGTGAGTTCGGCCCTGATGGTGATGCTGATATTATCAAGTGTGGGAGTTATACTGGTAATGGTACAAAGCTAGATATTAACTTGGGTTTTGAAGCTCAGTGGGTTCTTGTAAAAAGAACGGATACAAGTGGCTATGATTGGCACTTATTTGACGTTATGCGTGGTATGCCTGTTGGTTCAGATGCTAAATGGCTAGAGCCTAATACATCCGCCGTAGAGGGAAGCAACCAATATATGTCTGCAAATTCTAATGGATTTACATTGCCAGATGGACATCCAGAAGTTTGTGCTAGCGGTGGAACCTACATCTACATCGCCATCCGCCGTGGCACTAAAGTGCCTGAGAGTGCGACTGAGGTGTTTGCTATTGATACGAGAGCATCCTCTGGAACAAATGTTGAACCTGCATACAGATCGCCTTTCCCTGTTGATATGGCTATCGTTGATCGTCCAGTGACAAGTGCAAGTACTAACAGAAATGTTGCAAGACTAATCGGTGATAAGTTTTTACGCACAGACGCCACGGCTGCTGCGGGTTCATATACCACTGTCGCTTTTGATAACATGAATGGCATAAGTGACAGTGCTTTTTCTAGCCCTGACACAAACAGGCTTTCTTGGATGTGGAAAAGAGCGCCGGGCTATTTCGATGGCGTTGCTTATAGTGGGAATGGCGTAGCAGGTCACACTGTTTCGCATAACTTGGGTGTTGAACCTGAGATGATAATCATAAAAGATTACAACAATACTAGAAACTGGATTGTTGGCTTGCAGTTTGGCGCATCCAGTTTCAATTATGGGCTTTTAAATTCTACTCAGTACATATCGGGGTCTGGATATAGCAACTCGACTGAATTTTTTGCCCAGCCAACATCCACCTCTTTTTCACTTGGAACATCTGTCGAGACAAACAATTCTATAGGTAAGTATGTTGCTTATCTCTTCGCCACACTCGCTGGCATATCCAAGGTAGGGAGCTACACTGGAAATGGCTCTAGCCAAACTATTAACTGTGGCTTTACGAATGGCGCTAGGTTCATCCTAGTGAAGCGGAGTAATAGTAGTGGCGATTGGTATATCTGGGACTCGCTCCGTGGTATCGTCGCTGGTAATGACCCACACCTAAGCCTCAACACGACAGCAGCACAAGTAACGTCTGATGATAGCGTAGACCCTGACAACAGTGGCTTCATTGTTAATCAGGTAAGCGCAACGAATATCAACGTCTCAAGCGCAAGCTACATCTTTTACGCAATAGCATAATCAACTGGCACAGGAGAACATCAATCATGTCAGAATATCGCAACCGCACAACAGGCGAAGTAAAAACGCAGGGGCAATGGCGAGCAGCTAACCCCAACACTTCTTTGCCTCGCGTATGGAAAGCAGCCACACTGGATGCACTCAACTTGGATGCAGTCCTACGCAGCCCAGCGGCTACTGTAGGTCAGTACCAAACGTCTGTTCGTGATGGTGTTGAGCAAGACGCTAACGGTAACTGGGTAGAGAAGTACGTTGCCCGTGATATGTTCAGCGACACCACTGACGAGGATGGCGTAACAACCACCAAAGCTGAACATGAAGCGGCGTATCAGGCTACGTTAGATGCCAAGACTGCCACAGCTAACCGCACCAAGCGTGATGGATTGCTGGCCGAGACTGATTGGCTTACAATGCGTTCATCTGATACAGCCACTCCCGTGCCTTCTGCTTGGCACACATATCGTCAGGCTCTTCGTGATGTAACGAGTCACGCGAACTGGCCTAACCTAGAAGAGGCCGATTGGCCTACTAAGCCGTAAAGGAGGTGTGAGATGGCAACACGCGCAAAAGATTTAGCCGACTTTATTGGCACCGGAGCACTGGCTCCGGCATTGAGATTAGAGGACGCCGCAGGGGGCGAGTATGTTGGGCTTGACGCTCCAACTACGGTTAGTGCAAGTTTTACGCTGACAATGCCCGGTGCAGATGGTACAAGTGGTCAAGCACTTGTAACCGACGGTTCGGGAACGCTCTCGTTCGGCGACGCAGGAATATCAACTGGTAAGGCCATAGCTATGGCTATCGTTTTTGGGTAAAGGAGGCTAGAAAATGGCTGCACCAAACATCGTAAATGTGAGCACGATCATTGGCAAGTCCGCCACTATCGCGCTTTCTACAACCTCGCAAACAACGCTGGTCAGCAACGCTGCATCATCGGGCAAGGTGTTTAAGATCAACATGATCCAAGTCGCAAACGTCGATGGCACAAACGCCTGCGATGTTACAGTTGACGTACACAGCGCCGCTGCTGGCGGTGGCACAGCTTACTCGCTGGTCAGCACTATTTCGGTTCCTGCTGACGCCTCTTTGGTTGTTTTGGATAAGAACACGGCAACTTACCTTGAGGAAGACCGTTCGATTACGGCGACTGCTGGCACTGCGAATGATCTGGAAGTGATCGTTAGCTACGAGGAAATTAGCTAATAGGAGCCTCTGATGGCTAAACGTACAGGCGGCTTTATAGGCCAAGACGGGATCAACGCACCCGATCCAGCGACAGGTG